CGGCACGCGTTATGTTCCCCTGGCTTGCCGGCGTTGCACAGCGCTTCGAGCGCTACCGGTTTGACAAGGTGTCTATCCACTTAGTGTCCAGTCAGCCTACCACGGCTACTGGGCGCATATACATTGGCTTTGAGCCTGACTGGCAGGACCCGGTCCCAACTACAAAGGAGGGACTGATGGGCCTCGCCCAGGCCACGAGTGCTAGTGCATTCGGCGATGTACACATGGATTTGGACATGAAGCATATCAACGCTACCCTGCCCTGGCGCTACTGCAATCCAGTATCGTCATCGGTGTTTGAGGAACCTCGGATGACGTACGCAGGATTTTTCGTGTTTGGTATTGAGACCCCGACTGCCAATCTATCGTGGGATCTGTGGATTGATTATGTCGTAGAACTAACCGAGCCAACGTCTGAACTCCTCGCTGAGGCGTTTAGTGCCGTGACAACTGAGAGCGTCGTGCCCTCATCATGGTCCGGCAGCTGGTGGTATAGTCCTACCATGTCAAATCTTGCAGGGTCCTCGGTTAGGGTTGTCAGCACCGCGGCTCGTAATATCATCACGGGATTCACCCAATCATTGGCCATTGAGCTCCCTAAAACGGGCACGATCAAGTACACGGAGGACATGGCAAAGAACGGTGTCGCACCGGCGACGACGGCAAACGATTACTCTCCCACGTCTGACCTGAGCGTCTATGATGCCCGTGGTTCCTTCTTGGGTTGGGTGAGCACTGCCACCGCCCACGTGTACCGCACCGTTGGCGCTGCCACGGGTGCTGGCCTCGCTGCGCTAGGAGGCAGCCTCCGCGCCCAGGTCTCCGCAGCCGTTGCGGACATCTATGCCACCTTTCCCCTTGCTGCTTTCGTTGTCCCAGCCGTCAAGTTCCTGGCTGAACCTACTTACAGTGCCCGCTCCTCGTACGTCGAGTGGATGCCCTGATTTCTGTGTCACCTTCTTACCAACCCCTGTCCCTGACCACCTGCTAGAGGCCGAACCGGCCAATGGTTGGACGTAAGGGAAGGTGGATTTAAAATAACCAGCTGTGGAAAGCCAGGAAACTGGCAGTACTGCAC